TATCGATAATTCCCAATAAGGAGCCTCGTAATGAGCACCTATTCCCCCAGCCTGCGGATCGAACTGATCACGACGGGCGATCAAGCCGGTACGTGGGGCGCTACGACCAACACGAACCTTGGTACTCTTATTGAGTCAGCCATTGCCGGGTATGTGTCCGTCTCTGTCATCTCGGCCAACCAAGCGCTCACAGCCCTGAACGGCGCTGCGGACGAGGCGCGGCAGCAGATGATTGCCCTTACCACGACCACCGGGGCTAACTTTGCGGTCTACGCCCCTCCGGCGGAAAAGACCTACATCATCTACAACGCCAGCGCGTATACGGCCACCATCTACAACTCCACGGTGACTGGCAACACGACCGCTGCCGGTACTGGGGTGGCTATCCCTGCGGGCAAGGCTGGCACGGTGTGGACGGAGGGTACCAACTTCCGCCTACAAAACACCTATCTGGCGTCTCCTACGATTGATACCCCGACGATTTCCTCCGCCACCCTGACGGGCACCCCGGTAGCCCCGACGGCTTCTCCGGGCACCAATACCACGCAGGTTGCCACCACGGCGTTTGTTGTTGCGGCTACGAGCGGCTTGGGGACGATGGCAACTCAGAACGCCAACAACGTCGCCATCACTGGCGGCTCTATCACAGGCATCACGGACCTTGCCGTGGCTGATGGCGGTACTGGAGCATCTACGGCGGCAAACGCCCGAACCAACCTTGGAACTGATGACGCGGCCAACCTGACTACGGGCCTCGTTGCCACCGCACGCCTTGCCTCTGGCACCGCAAACAGCAGCTCCTATCTGCGCGGGGATCAAACGTGGTCCACCATCGGCCAGTACACAGGCCCTAATTCGCAAACATTTACCGCTAGTGGAACATTTACGGTTCCGACGGGCGTTACCGCTGTGATGGTGACTGTGCTTGCCGGAGGCGGAGGTGGAAGAGGCGGCCAAACCACTGCTGCTACTGGGGGTTCTACTGTTGGCACCGCATGTCTTGTCTCGGGCTTAACTCCCGGGGCAACGGTTGCAGTTACGGTAGGTGTTGGTGGTAATGGTAGCGGCGGCTCGACGGGAACTTCAAGTAACGGCACAACCGGCGGCACATCTTCTTTTGGCGCGTTTGTTTCTGTCACCGGAGGCGGTGGCGGCGGTACCGGCGCTAGTTCGACTCTAACGTCGAGCTATTTAAAATTTACTTCAGGAGTGGCCCCCGGGCTAGTCGGAGGTAGTGGCAGTCAAGGCAACCCTTCTGCATGCTTTTTTACTGCGGGCGGTGGCGGCGGCGGTGCTGGCTATAGTAGCGGCGGTGGTGGTGGCGGTGGTTCTGCCGGTACTAACCCGGGAGGCGCGGGCGGTGCGGCTGTCAACGGAACGGCAGGCACAAACGGCTCTTCGGGCGGAACTAACTCCGGCGCGGGCGGTGCGGGTGGTAACAACGGGGGGGCAACTTCCGGTGGTTCTGGCGGTTCGGGCGCAAGTCCCGGCGCATTTGGCAGCGGCGGCGGTGGGGGCGGCGGCGGTGCGGGCGGCGTTATTGTTGTGTGGTAATGGAGCGTAAACATATGAAAGCCTTAATTTCCCCAAACGAAATTTCGCCTTATGTGGAAGGCTGGACGTATAACGCCCAACTAAAAACATGGGAGCCTGTTTATGCGGATGTGCCAGATTCTTGGCGCGTTGCTCAGGTGCAAGAAACTACATTTGAAGTTGCATCGCCATTGTTTTGGTCGGATTGCGCGGACAACGTTGTTGCAGATGAGTGGTATTACCAAACATCAACCGGGCTGATTTTGCAAATCCCGGCCCCAGCGCCTGTTCCATCAGCACCTAGCCAGCAGACCACTGAAGGGGCGCAAACGCTGTGATCATGCAGGCCGCCCCGCGTTTCACCGTCACCCAAGACGGGACGACGCTGAACATCTTTCACGCCAACAAGGGCGAGGGGCTGCTGCGCCATGAGCATACGTTTTCCCACCTAACCATGTGCCATGCTGGTAGCTGCATCGTCCGCAAAGAAAAGCGCGAGTTGGTGATGACCAAGGACACCCAGCCGGTAAACCTTGTTGCCAACGAGTGGCATGAGATCGAGGCGCTGGAAGACGGGACTGTGTTTGTAAATGTTTTTGCCGGTGGCTAATCATGATCGATCCATTCACCGCATTTGCAACAGCGCAAGCTGCGGTCGCGGGCATCCAAAAAGCCATCAAACTTGGCAAAGACATTAACGGCCTCGTCGGCGAGTTTGGTAAGTTCTTTGATGCCCGTGACGTAGTCCAGAAGGCCGCTAACGATGCGGGTAAGTCGGGCAAGTCTGACACCGCTCGGGCGATGGAAATCGTCATGCAAGCCAATGCTCTGCGGGAAGCAGAGGAGGCGCTCAAACATCAGTTGGTCTACGGCGGGTACCCCGAACTTTGGGAAATGATGCTCAAAGAACGGATGAAGATCAAACAGGCTCGTGAGAAACAAGAACGCGAAGCCAAGATCGCCCGCAAGAAGGTTGTAGCCGAGCGCCTGTTGATGGCGCAAATCATCGGTGGAGCGATTTGTGTTGTCATTATTGGCACCATCATCATCTTTATCGTTAAACAGGCGACGTCGTGAGCGACGAGAAGGTCAATCCCAACAGCCTGATCGAGAAGGTTCTCGGGTATGTGGATTCGCCTTTTAAGTTGTTTGCTATCCTGTTGATGGCGGTGTTTGCGTTCGTGGGGTATTTCGTCTGGCAGAACCAAGCGTTCCTGATCGGAGCCTACAAGGAACAGCAAAAATTGCCCAGCATTGCGGAAGATCGAGTGGAGGATGCGGCGGCGCACCTCTTCAAAAATACCGAGGCAGTGGTAGTCGCTATCTTCAAGGTGAACCCCATGTTTGGCACCCGCGTCTTACATCGGGCCTACACCAAGGACGGCAGAGACAAAACCCACGAAGGGTTGGATGTTGGGCTGTTTACCGCAAATGCTGCAAACAATAGGGACGTTGTGGCGCTAATGGCCAGCGAGATTCCTTGCGGTCCGTACAAGACTGCCCAGTCCGAGATTGGGTTATGGTATATGGAAAAGGGTATGACCTTTGGCTGCCGTATTAGCGTGCCGCCCGAGCAGGGTAAGTTCGTGGGCCAGATCACGGTGGGCTGGAAGGAAGAGCCGCCGGATGTGGATCAATACCGGGTTCTTTTGCAGATTGCGGCAACTATGCTTTCAAGGAGTAAAAAGTAATGGAATGGCTTAAACAAATCGCCCCCACTATCGCTACTGCGATGGGTGGACCCTTGATGGGTATGGCTGTCTCCGCAGTATCCAAAGCGATTGGAGTGGAGCCTGACAAGGTTCAGGACATCATTTCCAGCGGCAAGCTGACCTCCGAGCAGATCGCGCAGATTAAGATCGCTGAGATCGAGTTAAAGCGTCAAGAGAATGAACTGGGCCTGAACTTTGAGTCGCTGGCCGTAGATGACCGCAAGTCTGCCCGTGAGATGCAGGCCACCACCCGCTCCATCGTCCCTCCGGCGCTGGCTGCGATTGTCACCGTCGGCTTCTTCGGCATCATGGTGATGATGCTGCTGGGCAAGGTGGACTCCAACAACCCGGCCATCCTAATGATGCTGGGTTCCCTTGGCACCGCTTGGACTGGCATCATTGCCTATTACTTTGGTTCTAGCGCTGGCTCTCAGGCCAAGACCGATCTTCTTTCTAAATCACCTGCGATCAAATGATGAGCCTCGCTAACACCCTCGCCAAACTCAAAATCAGCGTTGACTGGGTCGAACCTCTGGAAGAGGTCTTTCACCGCTACGAGATCAACACCCCCGAGCGCCAAGCTGCGTTTATCGGGCAGTGCGCCCATGAGTCCATGAATTTCACCAAGCTGGAGGAGAACATGAACTACAGCGCCGAGGGCCTGATGAAGACATGGCCGAGCCGCTTCCCGACGCTGGAGTCCGCCAAGCCCTATCACCGTAACCCCGAGAAGATTGCTAATAAAGTATACGCAGGGCGCATGGGCAACGGCCCGGAAGAAACTGGCGAAGGTTGGCTGTACCACGGGCGCGGGCTGATTCAGCTCACCGGCAAGGACAACTACACGCTGGCCGGGGATGCT